GTAGAAGTTTATTTAGAGAACACCGATGGCTTTGATGGAGATGGTGATCTATTCACTAAGTTCGGTGTTGAGCTGCGCGACCAGGCTACTTTTGTTATAGCGCGTCGTAGATGGCAGCAAATGATTGGAGATCGGTTAACCGATAAGCAATTCAGGCCCCGAGAAGGTGATTTGATTTACTTGTCACTATCACAGTCACTATTTGAAGTTAAGTCTGTAGATACTGAGACGCCATTCTATCAGCTGAGCAAATTACCGTTGTTCAGAATGCAATGTGAATTATTCGAATTCTCTGACGAGGACTTTGATACCGGTATCGATGAGATTGATGTCGTTGAGCGCGAACACGCATTCCAATATCACATCACGATGGCAGAACCGGATTCTGCTCAAGGTGGATTCTATAAGACTGGTGAGTACGTATACCAGACGTTCGATGACTTTGAAATCGAAGGTGAAGTTACTGCTTGGAATAGCGAGACTCGTATTCTATCAATTGCTCATACAGGAGCGGATGATGGTGAATACCATATGTGGAGTACTGAGCGAGAAATTGTATCAGAGAGCGGAGCTAGGTTTACGCCAGTCGACGTACAGGATAATGTAAACGAAATTCAGCCGCTTTCACAGAATAAGATATTTGAAGACTTCGCAAACGACTTCGTCGACTTCAGCGAAAGCAATCCATTTGGAGATATATCATAATGATGGGTGGGCATTTTTACAATAAACACGTTAGAACTTGTGTGTCTGTATTCGGATCGCTGTTCGACGATATTAATATTATACGCGAACGAGCAGATGGGTCAACACTTAATCAAGTAAAAGTTCCTTTATCTTATGCGCCGAAGCGTAACTTCCTGGAACGATTGGAAGAGATGGCTAAGGGTGAAGAAGCAGAACGTCGCGTTGCCATTAAGCTACCAAGAATGTCTTTCGAGATTATCAGTGTAGTGTATGATCCGCAACGCCAGCTGCCTAAGACTAATAAGTTTAAGGTGCTTGAGGATAATGGAATGTCTACAACATACGTAGGTACTCCTTATATTCTAACGTTTCAATTAAGTATTTACGCTAAGACACAAGATGATGCTTTACAGATAGTAGAGCAGATTGTACCATACTTTGCTCCGCAATACACTCTATCAGTTAGACCTTTCGCCAATCGACCCGAGTTTGTTGAGGATGTTCCTGTTACATTAAACGGATTAGATTTTCAGGATGACTATGAAGGTCCGTTAGACAACAGAAGAACCATAATATATACTCTCAATTTCGATATGAAGATGATGTTCTATGGTCCAGAGCGTTCCACTGGATCTATAATTCGCGAAGTTAACATGAATATGTTCATCAATCATCTGAACAATGACGAATTTATACACAACATAAATATTACACCTGACCCAATACAGGTCAGTCCTGATAGTGATTATGGGTTCAATATAGAGTATAATGATGAGCGATTCGAGTAGTAACCATCTAGTAAAATTTGATGATCAACAGAAGCGTAATTTTGTTCACGAACAGGATTATGAGTTTTCACGTGAAACTTATTATGACCTCATTGAGAAGGGACGAGAATCTCTAGAGTTGATGATTGAGGTAGCACGCGAGAGCGAGCATCCAAGAGCATTCGAAGTGCTAGCTGGCATGATAAAAGGCATTGCTGATGTTAATGGTTCGTTAATGGATTTGAATAAGAAGTACAAAGAAATCCAGAAGCCTGATGCGTCCACAGAATCCAACACCACTAACAATAATCTATTCGTTGGCTCAACTACAGATCTACAACGCATGTTGTTAGGCAAGTATGATGATAAGGTGATAGATGTTGATTCAGACGAATGATACGCAGCAGATAAAAGTAGACTTCAACTTCCTCACAGAAGAGGAGTGTGGCTACGTCGATCTGTATGTAAGAACTGAACTAGGTGGGGTTAAAACGGACAACCATAGAGACATTTGGGATAAGCGGTTGTTCGAAGATACTCAAGGAAATCTTGAAGTTACTCAAATTGAAGACCCGGAGTTCGTCAGCTTTATAGTTGAGAGAATGATACGCCGATTCGGTACTACCAAACACACCAGTAAATATGCAGTCATGCATTACAAAAGCCATGGCCAATATAACGTCAACTGGCACGACGATGGTATATTTGATGGCGCAGCTTCTATTTACTTAAATGATGACTGGAATAGAACCTACGGGGGATATTTCATATATCAGATGAAAGACCAAATTACTATGACAGCAATTCAGCCCAAGCGAGGAGTTGCTGTGTATCAAGAGGGTGGTGTTTTACACTCTACAACACCAGTCTCTAAAACAGCTCCAAGTAGAGAGTCTATACAGGTGTTTATACAATGAGTAACAGTGAAAGTTACCTAGGCAATATCAACGTTAAACGTGATGGTGTCAATGAGGATTGGACTCCCAAAAAGCTATCTGAGTACAAAAAGTGCATGAAGGATCCTGCGTATTTCTGTAAGAAGTATGTTAAGGTTATCCACCTTGATCGAGGATTAGTGCCGTTTGACTTGTATCCATATCAAGAGCAGATGTTTAAACACTTCGAAGACAATAGATTCTCCATCGTGTTAGCCTGTCGTCAGTCCGGTAAGAGTATCAGCTCAGTCGGATATCTTTTGTGGTACGCCTTATTTCATCCTGAAAAGACTATTGCGGTTCTTGCTAACAAAGGCGCAACCGCTCGTGAAATGTTACAGCGTGTTACGCTCATGCTTGAGAATCTCCCTTTCTTCCTCCAACCAGGTTGTAAAGCACTTAACAAAGGCTCAATTGAGTTTTCGAACAATTCCAGAATTGTTGCTGCTGCGACGTCTGGTTCTTCTATTCGTGGTATGTCTGTTAACTTACTATTTCTAGATGAGTTCGCGTTCGTAGAGAATGCTGCTGAGTTCTATACTTCAACGTATCCAGTAGTATCGTCCGGTAAAGACACCAAGGTAATCATCACATCAACAGCTAACGGCATTGGTAACACCTACCATAAAATATGGGAAGGTGCGGTACAGAAGGTCAATGAGTATAAGCCATTTCGTGTTGATTGGTGGGACGTTCCTGGCCGAGATGAGAAGTGGAAGAAGCAAACTATCGCCAACACTTCACAAATACAGTTCGACCAAGAATTTGGTAATACCTTTTACGGAACAGGTAACACTCTAATTGAAGGTCAGACGTTATTGGATCTTCGGGCACGTGAACCTATATCTTTACTTGAAGGTGGGTTCATGAAGGTGTACGAGCAACCGAGAAAGGACCATGAATATATTATGACGGTTGATGTTGCTCAGGGTAGAGGTCAGGACTATTCGACTTTCACCCTGTTTGATGTCTCTGTCCGTCCCTTCAGACAGGTCGCTCGGTATAGGAATAATCAAATGTCACCTATACTATATCCGAATATCCTGTACAAGTATGCCACATTATACAACGAGGCGTATGTTGTTATAGAGAACAACGACCAAGGTATGATGGTGTGTGTTGGATTATACCAAGACCTGGAATACGAAAACATCCATCTTGAATCAGCGGTTAAAGCAAATGCTATTGGTATTCGCATGGATAAGAAGGTCAAGCGTATCGGGTGCTCTGGCATTAAAGATATGATTGAGGGTGGCAAATTAGATATAGTCGATGAAGAGACCATCATGGAAATCTCAACGTTTGTATCTAAAGGCACATCATTTGAGGCGTCTGACGGAAACCACGACGACTTAATGATGAATCTAGTTATGTTTGGGTACTTCGTTAGCACCCAATCGTTTATGGATCAGACTAACGTAAACATCAAAGAATTATTATTCGAACAGAGAATGAAAGAAATTGAAGATGATGTTCCGCCGTTCGGTATTATTGACGACGGTCAGGACTGGCATCAACAACAAGAGCTACAAGATATGGACCGATATAACCATGGTTGGCATGATTTTGAAGTACCGGACTCTGTGACAACTGAAGATTGGTAATTCTATAAATAGTACTATTGAAGCAATTCTACCGTATTATGTTAACTTATCATTCGCAACCGATTAAAAAGGAAAGGTTATGGCATTAACAACTCCATCACAATCCCCTGCGGTATCTGTAAGAGAGATCGATCTAACTGGCGTTGTGCCAAATGTTCAATCTACTACTGGTGCTTTTGTAGGTGATTTTAACTGGGGCCCAGTCGACAAGCGGACACAGGTTTCTAATGAATCTGAGCTCGTTTCTCGTTTTGGATCGCCCTCGAAAAGCAACGCGGTAGACTTTTTCTCTGCTGCATACTTCTTAAAATATTCAAGCTCCTTGTTCGTAGTCCGTGTTAGTGACGGCATGAATGCAGCTGCAACTGCTGATCATCAAGGTATATTAATTACACCCGCTGTACCTGCGCAGTATTTGTTAGACTCTGACGGTGCGGTAGTACTTGACTCAGATAATCAGCCTATCGTAGTTTCTGAGGCAATTCCAGCAGTGTACGCTTCAGCAGCACGCCAGATTAAAAACTCTGATCATTGGGAAACCAGTGTAACAGCAGCTGAAGATGCATTCTACGCAAAATACCCAGGAACACTAGGCAACTCTATCAGGGTTACTGTTATTCCAGCTGGGCACGACAGTCCGTTATTCGATAGCCCACCTGAAGGTGACGAGCTACACGTTGTTGTCAGCGATGCTGATGGCGGTATCACGGGCGTTACTGGTGAAGTATTAGAAACGTTTGCATATGTTTCAACTACTCCAGGAGCTAAAAACGAACAGGGCGGTGTAATCTACATTACTGATGTATTGAACAATCAATCTTCTTATGTGTGGATGGGTGAGTACAACCAAGGATTCGCTCCAGATTCAGATGGAGTTTGGACTGGCACTTTAGAAGGCGGATCTGATGATTCTATTTCTATTGAAGCTAAAGGCGCAGCATACAGCATTTACGGTGACGTTGACTCTGTAACGGTAGATTTCATTATTGCAGCTCAAGATGTTGCCGCTGATGTTGTTACTGCTATTGCTGAGCAGCGTAAAGATTGTGTTGCTGTTGCTTCCCCTTCACGTATAAGTGTAGTGGGTAATGCAGATCCAGCAGCTGCTACTATTGCTACTGCTCCAAGCACTCGTTCCTCTTATACCGTACTAGACAACAACTTCTTCAAAGTTTACGATAAGTACAACGACCAATACATTTACATTCCATCAGCATCAAGTACTGCTGGTGTTATGGCTGCAGCTGATTTAGCATCAGCACCTTGGTTCTCACCAGCTGGTGAGCGTCGTGGTCGCTACTTAGGTGTTACTGATCTAGCGTATAACCCATCAAAAGCAGATCGTGATAATTTGTATAAGGCTGGTATTAACCCAATCGCAAATATCCCAGGATCTGGTGTACTGTTGTACGGTGACAAAACTTATCAAAGACGTCCTTCAGCATTCGATCGTATTAACGTACGTCGTTTGTTCCTGACGCTCGAGCGTGCTATCAGCCAAGCTGGTAAAAACGTTATGTTCGAAATGAATGATGAGTTTACTCGCGCAGAGTTCGTAAACATTGTCGAGCCGTTGTTACGTGAAGTACAAGGTCGTCGTGGCATCACGGAATTCCGTGTTGTGTGTGACGAAACTAATAACACCCCAGCAGTTATTGATCGTAATGAATTCATTGCGTCAATCTTCATCAAACCAGCACGCTCTATCAACTACGTAACTCTAAACTTCGTAGCTATTAGAACCGGCGTTCAGTTTGAAGAAATTGTTGGCTTGGTATAAGGAGAATAGAAATGTCTTTAAGAGTAGATGACTTTAAAGCAAAATTAAAAGGTGGCGGTGCACGTCCAAATCTATTCCGTGCCATTGTCAACTTTCCTGGGTATGCGGGTGGCGAAGTTGAGTTAACTTCGTTCATGTGTAAAGGCGCTCAGTTACCATCTTCGGTAATGGGGTTTGTCGATGTACCTTTTCGTGGTCGCCAATTAAAGGTTGCGGGTGATCGCACTTTTGAACCATGGACTGTAACAGTAATTAATGATACTGATTTCTCTGTACGTAATGCTATGGAGCGTTGGATGAATGGTATGAATGCTCACGCAGAAAATACCGGTTTCACTAATCCGAACGACTACCAGGCTGATTTGATTGTTGAGCAGTTGGACAAAGATGGTTCTGTGTTGAAAAAATACAGATTCCGTGGTTGTTTCCCAACTAACGTATCAGCAATTGATCTATTGTACGACACAGTAGACACTGTAGAAGAATTTACTGTTGAGTTTCAAATTCAATACTGGGAAGCTGATACAACTAATTAATGGTTGTATAAGTATAAGGGCGCTGATTGACTTCGGCGCCCTATTTTATTATTAGAGGAATATATGGCAGATAATAGCTTACTTCAAATGTTTGGCTTTGAGCTCAAGCGAGTACAAAAGCAAAAAGAAGAAGACAAAAAAGCTCCTTCAATCGTACCTAAAACGGACGATGATGGCGCTGGATATGTGACTGCTTCAGGGTCGCACTTCGCTCAATACGTCGACCTCGAAGGTACTACAGCTAGAGATAATGCTGAGCTTATTCGTAAGTATCGCACAGTCGCAGAGCATCCAGAAGTTGATGCTGCGATTGAAGATATTATCAATGAAGCTGTGGTAACATCAGAGCTCGAGCAATCGGTTGCAATCAACTTAGATCAGGTTGAGGCTCCCGACCGTATTAAGAAAGTAATCACTGAAGAATTCTCTGCCATATACTCTTTGCTTAATTTCGAAGAGCACGGACACGATATGTTCCGTAGCTGGTATGTAGATGGTAGAATGTACCATCACATTGTAGTAAATGAGTCCAACTTAAAAGCTGGTATTCAAGACATCCGTACAATCGATGGATGTAAGATCAGAAAAGTCAAGGAAGTTGAATTTAAGAAAGATCCTAAGACTGGGGCTAAGATCGTAGATAAGACCAATGAGTTCTTTATCTACCAGGAGAAGGCAGGAACAAATCAAGGCGTCAAATTGACTCCTGATTCTGTATCGTATGTCACATCTGGTTTGCTTGACTCGAGCAAGAAGCGTGTAATTTCTTATATTCACAAAGCAATTAAACCTGTTAACCAATTGCGTATGATGGAAGACTCTCTTGTAATCTATCGTATGTCTCGTGCGCCTGAACGTCGTATATTCTATATCGATGTCGGTAATATGCCTAAAGGTAAGGCTGAGCAGCATATTAAAGATATCATGTCTCGCTACCGTAATAAGGTTGTGTATGATGCTAATACAGGCGAGATTAAAGATGACCGCAAACATATGTCGATGCTCGAAGACTTTTGGCTTCCTCGTCGCGAAGGTGGTCGAGGTACTGAAATCAGTACTCTCCCAGGTGGCGAGAACCTAGGTCAAATTGATGACATCCTATACTTCCAAAAGAAGCTATATCGCTCACTTAATGTTCCGCTAAATAGACTCGAACAAGAATCCCAGTTTTCTTTAGGACGTACTACTGAAATTGGGCGTGACGAAGTTAAGTTTCAAAAGTTTATTGATCGTCTGCGTAGAAAGTTCTCTCACCTATTCCTTGGGCTGTTGAAAAAGCAATTGCTTCTCAAGGGTATTTGTACAGAGCAGGACTGGGAATCGTGGAAGGCCAACATTCAAGTGGACTTTGTACGAGATAACCATTTCTCAGAATTAAAAGATTCAGAGCTGTTGCGAGAGCGGTTAGCTACTATGGATCAAGTTACTCAGTATGTGGGAGAGTACTTCTCACGTGAGTGGGTAATGAAGAACGTAATGATGATGGATGATACAGACATCGAAGAAATGAAGAAACAAGTCGAAGCGGAAAACGCCAAGAGCGATAACGCTGATGATGATGACGATGACCTAGGAGTATAATATGAGTGAAGTACCAAACGAAGTAGAACAAGAAATCGAAGTACCTGAAGTAGAGGCTGATCCGATCGGAGACTTTATTGACTCTATTGCAGCAGGTGACTTCAATCAGTCGGAGAAATTATTCAACGACTTGCTAGCTGACAAGGTTCAGCACACGCTAGAAGCTGAAAAAATTGCTGTAGCTGATACCATCTTTAACGGAGTTGAACCTCAGGTTGAAGATGATCTTTTGGATGACGAAGACCAAGATCAATAATAGGTCTGGTGCGGTATCCATGAATATAGTTAAAAAAATGACACACATATGGATCGGCCCATATGTTGCCCCTGTTCAGTGGATGGATAGCTGGAAAGCCAAACATCCACACTGGGAGTATAGTATTTTTACTGATGAGATGTTGAAGGCCAGAACTTGGCATAATCAGCATTTGATAGACAAGTACTATTCCATGGGTGTATGGGCTGGTGTAGCTGACTTAATACGATACGAATTGCTTTATGAGCAGGGTGGTTTTCTTCCTCCTGCTGACGCGTTGTGTTACCATAATATGGATGAAGTGTTTACCAGTCCTCCCGATTGGGCATATACTATATTCGAGAATGACCGCGACGAACATATAGCACCTAATTGGGTATCTCCTATCCAGGCATGCAACCCTGGAAATGAATTCGTTAAGATGCTTATAGATACACTACATGAATTAACCCCAGACCAGTTAGATCCTAAGCCTTGGGCATCTACAGGTAATGGTTGGCTAGCTCAGTTTGTACCTGATGCTGAAAAACACAAGCTAACCATATGGCCATCGCACTATACTATTCCGGTTCATTATAGCATTAGATCTACGCGCTATACTGGAAATGGTAAGATATATGCCGAGCAAATGTGGGGCAGTACCAAGAAAAAGTATAGTAAAACATTTAGATGAAATAATTCTTAATGTAGCGAATTCATTTTGTATAAATAATATGCAAATAAGGAGATGTAATGAAAACTTTTAAACAACTTCGGGAAGCTCAAATGTTTCTCGTAAAAAAGAAAATCAAAGGCGTCCCCGTAGAAATTAAGACTGGCAAGAAGGGAATCGAACTATATGTCGATGGCGATCTTGTTGCTGACGACTTTAAGACTAGGAAAGAAGCCGAAGATACTGCTGCTGAAGTATTGAAAGCACTAGGAAAATAAAATGAAGCTAATTAGCGAATTTACAGAACACGACATCGAGTGCATCGTTGAAGCCAAA